CGCCGCCAACTCCGCCTACTCCGCCGCCTCCTCCTCCGCCTACCACGCCGCCAACGCCGCCTACTCCGCCGCCAACTACGCCTACTCCGCCGCCAACTACGCCTACTCCGCCGCCGAAGAAAAATGGAACCTATACATTGGATGGTTGATTGAAGAGCTATGTAATTATGAAAATAATCAATAAAGAAGCTGAATTATTTCTTAAATTGAAATATAATATTATCACCCAGGATATGTCGACTTGGCATTATTGTAATTCATATCCATTGATTGTAATTTACAATTGGATTGCAAAATGCATATTCCTGGATCAATATTTATTTGATGATTACCAAGATCATAACTTAGTGAGTTACAATATTGATTTAATTAAGCAGTATATTGACGGTGATATTGATTATACAATAGTGAATGCTAATTGGAAATATCCTTCTTCGAATTTTTCACACAAATACAATAGAATATACTACGTATTACAGCCAGAGATGGCACCATCTGGGATAATGTCAGCTACTGAATTAGATTGGAACGGTATCATAGAGATACTGATAGAAGAATTATATAATTATGAAAACAAAGGAAATAAATGGCAAACAGAGTAAATTTTACTGAAAGGCAAGACGAAGGTGGCTGGTCGAAATATTTGCCGGCAATTTCAGGATTCTACACAACCCACTTAGGTAAATCATTAGCTGATAAGACTTTTGTGCCCGAAGATAGAATTCCGAAAAAATTCGAATTTGGATTGCAAGGTCTTAATTTTTTAGATAAAGATAACAGTTATTTTAATTACAAATATGGATTATATTCTGCTGGACATGCCGAACGAAATTTAAGCAAGTGCGATGACCGTGAACCAATGATTCATAAGAGGAATCGTGATGATACTGTGATTGTCGGTGATAGCCGGTGGATATCAAATTGCGACTGGAATAATTAAATTAGATTGGGCATCATTCAAGACACCAGCCGGTGATAAACTAAGAGAAGAAATATTGCGATATCTAGAACACACCTCGGATTGGAGTATGACATTAGATGTGCCAGCATTCGCAGCGATGCCACCATTGAGTGAAAAAACTGGTTTAACTAAATTTTCTGATTGTTTAGATGTTACTGAATATAATCTTCATTATTTTGTAAAGAATAGAGTTCCTGGAAAAACAAAATTTCTAAATGTATTGTCAGGAAGTAATAATGAAAATTCTAAAGAATGGTATGAAACTGTAAAACATTTTAGTATTCCAGAAAGTGTTGAAGCTATGGGATACTCAAAGGACAGGACTTTAGAAGGATGGGCTTTCGCTGGTATTAATATGCGAAATATGAAATCTGTTCTAGAAAGATTACTTGATCTTAGAAACGATAATTTATTAGTTGATAAAGATTGGATTCACTTTTTGGGTATTGGAAGGCTTGATTGGGCATGTTATTTGACATCAATTGAGAGACAATTGAAGAAGCACGATAATCCAAACATTAGTATTAGTTTTGACTGTGCTAGTCCATTCTTAGCTGCGGGCGGATATGGCCTATCATATAATTATAATTATTTCAAGTCAGATCAACTTACTTATTCAATGGGTAAAGGATTAGATGATAAGAAATTTAAGAGTAAGAAACTTGCTATGCCGTTCCAAGGTCCAATCATGGAACGACTTTATACAAGTGATATCTGCGTAATGGGCCCTGGTGATAAAAATGGGCATGGTAAAGAAGGAAAGACAAGTTGGTCAACTACCACATACGCGATAATCATGGCTCATAATGTTTATAATCATATTGAAGCAGTTCAGGAAATTAATAGATTAGCAGATATTGAATATGTATTAAGAACTGACGTTAATTATGAAGACTGGTATATAATGAGGAACAAGAAAAAGATAACGAATATGAGTAAATTTGTTCCTAATTCAATTATATTCTTTAATGATTTTGTTGAAAAGTTACTCGATGTTAATAATAAAGATCCATATGCTATGCTAAATGATAATCAGATATTCCTGGATTACATAAGCTTTGGAAATAAAAAGCAAACACTGAATAATGATTTATTTGATAATGAATCAAATATTGAAGACATAAGTGAATTGACTGAAGAACAATTACTCGAAAAGGCAGCATTCGACATTCCTGATTAATTATGAAATCATATCGTATTGTGCCAGGGTTTCCTGCAAGTGAATTGTTTTTAGATTCTTTGATAGGGGTAGGTTCGCCAGATTTAGAATGTGGGTTTTGCGGAAGAATGCATTACTGTCCAAATTACTATAATAGGCAAGATGATCTTCTATCTCAGGATGATTTTGCGAAACAGGTCTTATCAGAACATACGAAAGATCCTGATGGCGTAATTCTACATTATGATTATGATTTTAATTTTGGAAAAGAGTTAAATGGAATTGTTTTTGTTGTTGATTGCCCTTGTAATGGTCTTAGATTGTATGAAGACTTCATATGGAATAATCACAATGAAATCTCCGAATTTATCACCGAGCGTAAAACCATACGATCTTTAGTCGTATGGATGTAAGCGAGTTTTCTATCCCTGTTCTGCTATGTATTGAGCAATCACATCAGTTGAAGCATCGCCAATAAAAATACTAAAAACCTCTTGACCTGATCCAGTTTATATACTATATACAGTAGTTAGTAAAGGCATAAATACATTTATGTTCAAATCATACCGATTCCGACTTATGCCCAACAAGCAACAGATAGAACTTCTTAATAAGTGGGAAGGGCATAATCGCTGGTTGTGGAATCACTTCCTTGATTTGGAACAGAAAGAGTATGCTGCCAATAATATGAGTTTGAAAATACGAGATTGGATTTGTCCTCAATGCGGTGCGGAGCACGACAGAGATGTCAATGCCGCACTCAATATTTTGTGGTGGGGACTGATGTCTACACCAAATACCGCCGGAACGGCGGGAATAGACGCCTGTGGAGTATCGAAACCACTTGTTGATGAAGGGCATATGACCGGATTTGGCAGGGATACATTGAAACAGGAAGCCTGTGGATCTTTAGTCCACAGGTAGTTCACAAAGAAAAGATCATTACTTCAGATAGAACTTGACAAGCAACAAAAGACGATTGACGTATTAAAAGGTAATTCTTCAGATTCGGAAGATTTATTTCATAATTAATAGGTGAAGATATGAAAAAGAAAACTACTAAGAAATTATTTGTTATTAATACGTTGAGTTCATTTAGAATTCAATATGTAATTGAAGCAGATAATATCAATGATGCATATGATGAAATAACAATGCGTGATTCTGGTAATGATAGAGATGAATTTGATGAAGTAACTCAAAAACATCTTGGAGAGCAAATTATCGATGGCACTGAAATAACAAAGAAAGAATTTGGCTTAATGCTTGAAAAACTGAAAGATAATCCAGAAGAATTATCATCTTACTGGATGGGTGATAAATTAATTCGCACAGTAAAATATAAAGAAGATGTAGAATAAATTAGCCTATATCATTTGACAATTTATTGAAATTCATATATAATTATGTATATACAAATACAATAGCAGGAGGACTATAAATGAGAAAGATTTTTTATTGTGGCATTGAAAAATTACAATCAAGGTATTCACTACAACTTGAGGACTGGAATAAAAGAGTATTTAATAAACGTAAAATTAATTATGAAATAGTTTACCGGTGATGATTTAACTGGTGATCAAATTGTAACTGGCTCAGTTCTTGATGCTCACGGTCGTGGCTATTATAGTCTTACACAGATGGCTTCATTAGTAAAATTAATGAAAGAAGGAAAAATTACAAGTGATGACATTATATTTTTTGAGGATGCATTCACACCAGGAATGGAAAGTCTTTTTTACATTATCGACCAAGTTCCTAAAAAATATAAGCCACGTATTTATGTAAGATTCCTTGCTCAATCCATCGATCCTGATGATTTTGTAAATCGTGAAAATATGTTTAGCTGGATGCGACCATTTGAACAAATGCTTGACGCCAAGGTAGATGGCATTTTGGTCGCATCAGAAGAGATGGTTTCTCATCTTAGAATTTCAGGATTTAAGGCTCCGATTTATGTAACAGGATTACCATTTTGCAGGGACGAAGTATTAGAAAGAATTCCAGTTGTAAAACCAATTCCAGAAAGAACTCGACGTGTTTGTTTTGGTAGTAGATGGGATGATGAAAAACAGCCAAATTTTTATATGGATCTTGCGGAACAATATTTTAAGATTGATCCATCTGTTGAATTTGCTGTATTTTCCGGGCATCCAACTTTAAAAAGTAATAATCCAGAATTAATAAAACGAGCTGAGAAATTACAAAATAGCAATACTGCTAATTTCAAAGTTTATACTGGATTAAAGAAAAATGATTATTATAATTTAGCCGCAGATAGTTGGGTGAATTTTAATTGCGCATTACAAGATTGGCAAAGTAATCAACCCGGGGAATTAGGAACACTTGGGACATTGATGTTATACCCAGCTTATAGAAGTTTTCCTGAAACCTTTGGTAACAGTGATAAATTTTTGTATGTTCCATGGAGTCATAATTCCGTAATAGAGAAATTAAAAAAAATGTTTTCAAATCCGGAAGATTACGATGTTACTCCAATGGTTAATTGGATCGATGGGGCAATTGACCGAACCATTGACATCTTTGAAGGCAATGGCGAGCAATGGTCTAGAAATACACTTGACTATAGAAAATATGTATCACTACCGAAATATAAATGGTAAAATATGATTTACTATTTTAAAATTTACACACCTAGTGATTTACCTACTGAATATAATTTATTTGGTAAATGCCGGGAATTATTTGGTGACGGTGGTATGCATGATCTCCAATTTATAAATGGAGGATATACATATTCAAAGGATGGATACTATGAATTTTATTTTCACAACAAGGAAGATGCTACGGTATTTTCATTACTAACTGGTAAACATTGTGAATCAGAATAAAATACAAAAATTCAGATTTTATGTAAAGAAAAGTGAATTCTCTTTACAATTTAAACGATGTATTGAATTGTTCGGCAATACAATATATAACGAATGGAAATATTCATCAATAGGTGATTTAGTTCAGGTAACATTCAACAATAAAGAAAATGCAACCATATTTAAATTAATGGTTGATACAATATATGAGGATAATTATGAATTATAATGAAGATAGAAAAAAGGCGTTGTATATGATTGGCACTGAGATTGAAAAGACGCCAGCATTTTCAAAGAAGACATTGTTTGTGGCAGGATATAGGCCACACGATGAAATAAGTAATGTTGCTAAACAACATAAAGTCATGCATATCTATATGGGTGCAAATAGAAGTTTTCGAATGAATAATGATTGGGATTTATTGTTAACAAAATTATTGGATAGTGGATTCATTGTAACCTTAGACTATCCAGTTGAGCATCATAAAGATTTAACACAGGCATTGTCAAAAGGCATATGGCAATGTAGGAATTTTATTCCATTGGCAACAGTCAATGTAACAAAGTTGAATATCCTAAGTCAAAACTTAACAATCAAGATTGATGACCCGGACGCAGTTAATGAAGGTGTTTGGTGTTGGAATCAACACGAGTTAGTTGATAGTAATAAATTTACCGGGTGGAACGAATATGAAGATGACGAAATTATTAAGGCGCCAGTTCCTCCATTACCTGTTAGTCGCGTGCCAGCAGCACAACCTGTTCAGCGCTCAGCCGAAAGAATGAAGCAACAAGTTCAGGAAATCAAAATTCCAGATAACCCATCGAAGGAAGATTTAGCATCATTATATTCTGGTGAGGAAAATACAACTTCTGTTTCGATAGATTCATCCGATGCTAATAATGAGCCCGAACTTGTTGCTCAGAAAACAGTTCGCATAGCAAAAACCAAATCTAAGAATCAAAAATTAAAAGATGAAATTTAAATTCAAATCTAAAAGACAAACCCCAAATCTAATATATAAAATATATTTGGGTTTTGTTAATGTAAGATTTATATTTCTTAATCAACTATCGAACATATCAAAATTAGAAAAATGGCATAGTACATTTTTAATATTTCCACGGTTGAAATACAAAGACAATTATTGTATAATATATTGGTTCAATGCCTATAGGCGAATTCAAGAAGTTCGTCTATTTATATCACTCGATGAATTCGGAACTGAAAGTTGGGAAATTCATAAATTTGAATATTGCACCGAGGAAGAAGCTATAGTTGATATTTTAATCAATGGCAATCAGCGAGTATGGGAGTATGTATGAAGATAACTGTTCAGACGCACAGAGACCGATTAAACGCCTTGCTTCAAAAATATACTCCTTGGCATTTGTGGTTTGCTTGGAAACCTATAAGACTACCTTCGGAAAATGGAGATAAAATTATATGGTTAGAAAGAGTTGGAAGAAAAGGTATTTGCTATGACCATAGTGTTGGTCACGAATGGGATTACCAATTTGAGTGGAGTTATTGCTCTAAAGAAGATATGATAATTAAATTATTGCAGAAAGAAAATAACCCCGATGGCAACGCCATTTCAGTATATTACGATTAAATTATGAAGAAAATATTTATTTACACTACGTTTCAAAAAGAAGGATATCATTGCTTTCCTGAAGCAAAATCAGATCCAAAATTCAAAACCGATGACTATCTTGATGTATCACATTTAGGTGAACGACACTTTCATTATTTTTATTTCAAAGTCTGGATTGAAGTTAATGGGATGAATCGTGATATTGAATTTATACAACTAAGACGCTGGATTGAAAAGCAATATGAGTCAAAATCATTAGAATTGAATAACGCAAGTTGTGAAATGTTGGCAGATCAATTGGTTAACATATTGTGCGTCAAATATCCGAATTCGGAAATTAGAGTTGATGTGTCAGAAGAAAATATCAATGGAGCAATAGTAGAATATATTCCATAGGATTAAAATGAAATGGATATCTCAGATATTAAAGAAATATATTTATAAAGAAGAAAGAATTAAAGAAGAAATAAAAACAATCAGTGAGTCAATGGATTCAAATATTAAAGATATTATTTGTATAAACTCAAATAATATTATTGAAGATGAATTATTATCCGAAGTTTGTGAAGAAATTGAATGGTGTAGTGATAGAAAAAGTAAAATTCATATAAACTTCTTTCATTATAAAAAGAAAATTGATAAAGATTGGATAATAGGAAATACTAATGATCAAATGGGGATATTTTTTGGGTTTGAAGATATTACTGATGCGTTTATATTTAAAATAAAATTCGGGGATAATGATGACAATTAAAAATTCAAATGGTGGTGTAACTGGTGATCAGTGGACAGCTACTGGTATAGGCGGCGCATATTCCGGTATTGCTGGAGGTCCTGTAACAATGAGTGGCGGTGGCGGCGCTGGAAGTGGCAGTGGATATGCTACTGGTATAGGTGGCACATATATCTATAATTTAACTTATAGAGAATACCTAGAATTAAGTCAGAGATTATCGAAAATTGAAGAGCAATTGGCAATTCTTACACCGTTGCTTGAATCTCACGAAAAATTTGAATCTTTGAAAAATGCGTATGAACATTATAAATTAATGGAAAAATTAATAGGCGAAAATGAATAGAATATTAGTTACTGGCGGCAGTGGATTTATAGGTAGCCAAGTAGTAAAAAATTTAAGTAAGGAAGGTTATGAACTTTTTGTAGTCGATAGAAAAATTAATCCTTGGACTTATACATATGTGAATAAAGATCATATTCACGAGGGCGATTATTTAGAAGCATTTCAGTTAGACCATTTTAAATTTGATACTATTATTCATCTTGCGAGTGATATATTAGTAAGTGGCGGTGAAATCAACCCAAGCCAATATTATGAAAATAATGTTACAAAATTTAAAGAAATGCTTGATTTGATGCAGACAAGAAATGTTAAAAATATTCTTTTTAGCAGCAGTGGAAGTATCTATGGAAATCAATCAAAGGGAAAATATTTAACTGAAGATTTATTTTATGATCCACAATGTACTTACGCATCGACTAAAGTGGCTGGTGAATTATTAATTAAAGATTATTCACGAACTCATGATTTCAAGTATGTAATATTTAGATATTTTAATGCAGCCGGCGCAGATCCTGAATGCGAATTTGGATATATTCAAAATCCTGCTACTCATATAATTCCGATTATCTGTAATAAAATTAATAAACATTCACCAGTAATGATTTATGGTAATGACTATCCTACAGTCGATGGGACTTGTGTTCGAGACTATGTCCATATCAGTGATATAGCTGATGCACATAAGCAAGCATTGTTATATTTAGAATCTGGTGGAAAAAGTGATGTATTTAATATTGGTGGATCAGATACTGTATGTAGTGTGAAGCAACTTACAAATAACGTATATAATATGCTTAATAGAAAATCAGATATTATATATTCAGAAAGAAGACCAGGCGATGTAGCTGAATTAGTTGCTAATATCGATAAAATTAAGACTGTATTAAATTGGGCACCAAAATATAATATTGAAGATATTATTCAACATGCGTGGAATTGGGAATTAAAGTATCACGGTGTATAAGGCCGCACTATATATGTATGCGGTCTGGCATAACGAAAATAATTATAGGAAACAATATGAATTCATCAGCAATAACTCCAATCACAACAACGATAACTAACAACACCTATACCACTACTTCAAATGGGTTTGGATATAATTCTATTTCGACTATTGTGCCTGGATTCAGCACCGGATATTACCCAACTTTAAATCCTTCGCCTGTAGTATCAATTAGCTCTATGCATTTATTGGCAATCTATAAACCCAATACCAATGAACTTGTGGTTAAAATAAACAATGATGGTTCAGTAGTATGGACTAATAACGAAATGAATATAGATGAGGCAGTTAAATCACTATCTACTGCATTAACTCGAAGTGCAGAATTGGTTGCTGGAGTAACCGAAGGCACAAGAATGAGAATGAGAGATCTTGTATTTGAAGAATTGATAGAGATTGCTAAATTAAAAGGATCACTGGATTCTGAAGACTTGATTTTATTATTGCGATCTGCTAAAATAGTAGACAAATTAAAAGGCGTCATATGATTTTATTTGGCTCAATAGTTATTGGATTTGTCGCAGGATATTATATTCCTGAATTGGTAGAATTTTTGAAGAAAGTCTTTAAAAAGAAATGATTGAATTACTTCAATTGATTAGTTTTGCCTTTATCATGATTTGGTATTTTTTACCGAGTTATAATGCATATGAATACAACCATAGGAATAAAAATGTTATTTTAATATTGAATTTTTTGTTTGGTTGGACCGTAATAGGTTGGATAGCATTAAATTTGTGGGCATGTCACCCACAGAAGAAATAATTTTCAAATCACTCAGAAAGGTATTATATGGATAAGGCAACCAGGCAAATTAAGTATAGTGAAATTTTTGGCAACACAATTCAAGGCGAAGGCCAGTATTGTGGTGTGCCGTCTGTGTGGGTCCGTTTCTTCGGATGTAATTTTGAATGCAAAGGTTTTGGACAGAAGAATCTCAATGATCCAACTACCTGGGATCTGCCGTATCTAGATTTTGATGTAAAGACAATTAAAACATTGAAAGAATTGCCAGTATGGCATACTGGTTGCGATTCTTCATACAGTTTTGCTAAGAAGTTTTCTAAATTAGCAAAAAGTGGAACTGCAATGGAAATTGCTAATGAATTGATCGAATTGAACAAGTCGCCATACAATTCATCGGGATCATTTGTGCATGAAAGATCCGGCCAAGAATCACATTTAGTATTTACTGGCGGCGAGCCAATGATGAACCAACAAGGGATAGTCGACATTATCGAATCACTAGCTGAATTGAAAAAAGCACCATCAAAAATTACTATCGAAACAAATGGCACAAGAGAGGTAAAGGACTACCTCACAACATTCCTGCAAGAAAGATTCTATCGATATACAAGTGTCGGCGGAATGATGGATCCAGCCCGCGAATCAAATGAACTGTTCTGGAGTGTTAGTCCAAAACTACGTTCTAGTGGTGAAAAATGGGAAGATGCAATTAAACCCGAGGTAGTAGCAAAATATGATTCTTTAAGTCCACATGGTCAATTGAAATTTGTGGTTGACGGCAGTGAAAGGACTTGGGGCGAAGTTGAAAGAGCAGTCAAACTTTATCGCGAAGAAGGTATTGATTGGAAAGTATGGATTATGCCTGTCGGCGCCGACATCGAAATGCAAGATGAACATGCCGCACTTATTGCAAGAGAAGCAGTAGCTCGTGGATACAATGTTGCAGTTCGTGCTCACGTTTATCTGTTCAAAAATACCATTGGCACCTGAACCAATCTTTGTGGCTGATTGTAAACTTAGATGCTAGTTAGATTACTGACCTTTAGGTATGATAGAATCGGTCCTAAAGAGTGGGACAGTTTACATGAATTCATTTATCAATATAAATATCATTGGGCATATGATTATGATGAAAATTGTATTCATTTAATTTTAACATTCGTTGATAATGAAGAATTTTTATTTTTCATTATGAAATACGGAGCTAATTTAAAATATAAGGTTATGTCCTAATGTTGGCATTTAAATTCCATGTCTATATTTATAAAATTAATAGATTTATCTACTATGACTCGGCGGATCATCGAGTGATAGTAGATATAATTGAAAAAGAATTCCCTAATGCAGATTTCAATTGGGCATCTGATAGCATCCATTTTAAAACTTCAGATGAATTATTGATATTCGCACTTAAATATGGTGAAGAATTTCCAATTGTAAAATCAGACAGAAATTATGATGGGTCTCCAATCTACGACACTAACGCTTGATTACTGGAAATTTACATCATTTAGTTCACCCTGGACTGAAATATGTAAAATACTACGTGATGAATTTGATGCAAATTTTGAATTTAGTCATGAATCTCAAACAATTCAAATTATTTTTAAATCACAAGAAGATTTACTGATGTTTACCTTAAAATATGGACACTTAATTATATGAAAAATAAAAAACCATTACTCCCATTTTCTGTTTGGCCTTATACTTGGGGCACAAAAGGCAAAACACGAGAAATTCTAAAAGCAGAATACGAATTATCGGGGTATGATTTGGATGGTAGGTTACTTGAACTTAATAAGTCTGAATTAACGGATGACGAATTTAATAGTAAATTTCTTGATATCCAATATAAATATAAAAAGATTAGCGATTCGGAATATTATAGAACTTTAGCAAGTTTTATCAAAGACGAGAAAAAAAGAGAATTAGCTAATTTGGAATTGGATTTCAAAGAACGAAAAATAAACCAACTTCAATATGAAAAACAAATAGCAACTTTAAAAGGCGAGCCTTGGGTAAATGTTGTTAAATTGGAGTTTACGGAAAATGCGCCACAGGAAGGAAGTTTTGAATTAGACTGGAATGATAAGTTTATAGAACATCTTGAAGATAGAGGATATTTGGCTCCACAACCGGATCAGGTTGTTAATCTATGGTTTACGGAAGTATGTCGTTCTGTAGCATTAGAAACTTTTGATGGTGTAGGGACATTTACTGAAGATTCTCAAGATGCACTTGATTCACAAGAGGGCGAGGTGTTACGTGGTAAAAGAATCGTTAAATGAATCAAAAACTTTTGTTGCTCTAAAATATCCATTACCGACACTTAATATTCATGAATGGAATCCTTCATTAATACACAATGAACTACCCAATCTTGCAATATATAATTGGATGTGGCGAGTTTCGGAATCTAAATTTCACAAATATAGTCATCTATTAACCGATCACGAGTTAGTAGCAATCGACACCGCTAGAGCTTATAGGGATGGAAACACAGAATTAACAAATTTAACTATAGACTGGTGCAGGACAGTATCGTCAACTCATGTTATTGAGACATTCTTCTATTATGCTGCACAAAATGAGATTAGTGGTTTCTTAGAAACCTTCAATGATCATCCTGATATAGCAAACGAGACTGAAATTGAATATGAAGAATATTATAATTTTCTAATAGAAGAATTATATATCCACGAAGGAATAGAATGACAAATAAAACTTTTTTATTATGCGATGGCCATAACTTATTTCATAGAATGATACATCAGGTTAATCCAGCATCGGGCATTGATGCTATGATCGGATTATCTTTTCATCTAATGTTATATTCTATGAAAAAAGAATGGACTCGCTTTAACGGAAACCATGCTGTATTCTTTACAGAAGGTCGCAGTTGGAGATATAATGTCTATGATGATTATAAAGCTGGTAGAAAAATAACATTTTTACAAAAATCTGAAAAAGAAAAAGATGATCAGAATATATTAACTGAAGCATTTATGGATTTAGTTGATTTTTTTAATAATAAAACTAATATCACTGTGCTACAAAATCCAACAGCCGAAGCAGATGATATGATCGCCATTTGGATTAAAATTCACCCTAACGATAATCATATACTAATTAGTTCAGATAGTGATTTTTATCAGTTATTGGCACCAAATGTAAAGATATATGATCCAGTAAAAAATATCCTTATTACGGAAGACAGTGTTATTGATGATAATAATAAGAATATGAGTTTTATTTTGAAAGATGGTAAATTAACAGGATTAAAACCTGATCCAAATTTCAAACCAGAAAAAGACTGGTTTAAATATGCTCTATTTTTAAAAATAATTCGAGGTGATGCATCTGATTATATCTTTAGTGCGTATCCTGGTGTTCGAGAAAAAGGGACACGTGATAAGGTTGGCATAAAAGAAGCATACCAAAATCAAGAAGCAAAGGGTTTCGAATGGAATAATTTTATGAATCAAAAATTCACAGATCATGATAATAATATCCATATTGTTAAAGATATGTATGAACGAAATAGAACATTGATAGATCTTACAGCACAACCGGAATCAGTGAAGCAAGATTGTGAAAGAATTATAAATGAACAAGTTTCAAGAAAAAATGTGTCTGCACCGCAAATAGGTATGTCATTCTTGCAATTTTGCACGAGATGGAATCTTCCTAAAGTAGCAAATAACGCTCAGCAATTTACTCAATTATTTAATTCAAAATACAATTAGAATACTGTCAATGGAAAAATTAAAAGTTATTACAAATAACAACTGGATTGTGTTATCAGAAAATGATGAAAAATTAGGAATGTTACTTGAAATTACTAATCGTTATATTTTGATGATAAAGAATAATAAATATGAATTTGAATCTAGAGAAGAAGTTGTTAAACATTTCAATGGTGATATATTTAACAATGTGGTTTCTCCAGTAATTCAAGAAAAGCAGATAGAAAAGTATATCGATGGCTATCCTGTTGATTTTGAATCTCCAATAGAATGCAAATTAGAAAACAATGATCTTCCATTATTCATTAAGAAGGAGGATAGTAAAATATATTATGTTGCTGGATATTTTTGCTTAAATTATCCTAAAGGATGGATGCCAGCATTGTGTCCTAAGTTGTCAACTTTAGAATCCTATGAATACAAGGGTGGATTTAAAGATGAATTATCCATGAGGACAGAATTACAAAAATTAAGGAAAATAAAAAGATAATGAGCGAAATTTCAAAATTTGAAGCCACTGTTAAAAATGCAGAAAAATTTAAATCTCCAGAAATAAGATTATCTTTTCCGGAAGCAAAATCATTATTACTTGAAATTCAGGAACTACGCAATCAACAATCTAAAATCACTGAACCGACCAAAAAAGAACCATCTGTAGTAAATAAAGTGGTCATGGACGGTGGTAAATTCTAATCCATTAAATAGTCATATATTTGTCAGAAATGATAAATATATGTATATTACGGAGAATTAACATATGGCTAGACCTCGTCCTACGGTATTGCTGGAACACACCAATTCAAAGACTTATAAAGTTGAACAAATTTTAGATGCTGAAGCAATCTATGCAGTATTCTATCAAGGTAAACCAATCAATCTAAGAACACTAAACCAATTGATTAGCTATCCTGGTCCAAAATATAAAAAATGTAGTTTTGGAAATCCGCGGCCATGCATTCAATTTAATGGAGAGATTGAATAAATTATTTAAGACCGAGGGTTTTGCTGTCTATAAACTTGATGGTAGTGCAGGAACAATCGTTACTGAATTTCAAGAATAAATTGAAATAATTGCTATGAGTTTACCTATTACACTCAAAGAAGCAATTATTTCAGAAATACGAAAAAATAAACCTGAATTTGAAAATAAGGCCGATGATTATATGGTTGCAGAATTATTTCTGCACCCGGCGGCTTTACGCCTGTCATACTATGGATATATTCAATGCAAGGATATATTTACATCATATAGTTTTAATCTGGATGATTCAATAAAATCAAAACACTTAATTAATTTATCAAAAGTAATGAATTACCCATATTACTTGAATACTCATAAATTAATTTTATTTTCCAAATCAGATTCAATGATGATAAAATTATCAGGTAGTGTAAATATTTTTCTGGAAAGTATTTCTTAGATTGTAAAGAATGGACCCTTAATTGGTGTTGTTTTTCTTTCTGGTATTAACCATTTATTTAAATTTTTAATCCATTCATTGGTAATATGTCTCTTTCTTATATCATTCCTAAAAAATAAATGAACTTCGATAGGAGAATCACCTTCGGTTTCTTGTATAGCATACATTCTATTTCTACCTTCGTGGGACTTAACCGCAGCTGGTAGAGTAAAATCACCATCTTCCCATTCAGCAGGCACAGAAATATCTAAGAACGGTGATCCAATTGACCCATTGTTTTTAATATGGTTAATTAATCCATCTACTGATAGAGCTTCACTTCTATCTAATGGAGCAGCAAGATTCATAAAGATTGACGGACTCATTTGAACTCTTAGTCCTCGATAATCAACCTCCTGATTATATGGGACTGCACCGGCACCCTTTTTGTTATCGATAATGACTTCATTTAAAATTTCGTGCAATCTCATATTATATTTCTCCCATCATATATTTATCTTGGCTTAGTGCTTGACAATATCAATTTTAATTGCTACAATATATAGTAGTAATAAAATTATGACGCCGACGGGAGTAAAAATGATCTTACCACATAATTTGCTAAAGAATGTAAAATACTATACTGCTGAAACATATTGTAGTCCAGCATCGACTGCATTATTTACCACTTCCAGTATCAAGCCATATTCTAGAATAACACTACACTGGAAACAATGGTGGAAAAAACCAACAGTTATCAAAATGAATTGTGTTAGGGTAATGTCTGATGGAGAATATGGGCACACACCGGATACCGAATTTACAGAATTAAATACTCAGATGCACGAATATTTCTCAAAAGAACAATCCAATAGTCAATCTGATTCTGCAATTGTTCTTTCTCTTGTTAAACCCGAAATCAAGGAGTAATAACGTGACACGCACTCTAACTGTAAATAAATCAAGTTGGCATTATTTTCTTGCTACAAGATTCAGTGATTATCCACGGGGTGTTGATTTTGATGATCTCTGTGGATACAGCGGATATGTCATTAAAGGAATATTCGGATTAATAGCAGGAATTGCAGTCTTTGCGGGCGCGGCATATTGCTTTGATGATTTTATTATTGGGTTGATATTTAGCATTATTTACCATTCATTCATGGTGGACATACCAGGCCTTACATTCATAGCAATTGCGTCAGCAATTATTCTTTTCCCTATCTTTCATATGTGGATTAGTTATACATCCGATGGATTCATACCATCACTATATCGCAGTTATAAAAATAAATTTTGCATGGAAATTGAATTTAAGGAATAATATGGATCAGTCGACAAAATTCGTGTGGGCATATATGATTAAGAATGGTGTCGTTACTGACGGCGAGTGGAATCAATATTTTGGAAATTTTGAACCATTATTTCGTACACCAGGTTCTCTTAATTTTTCACAATATGAAATCAAACAATCCGATTTCTTAAATAAAATAAAAACAATTCACGTTGACTGGAGTAAGACGAAAAATCCAGTTTCCTTGTATGGGTATGTATTTGAGGGAACTGAAAACGAAGCTAGTATGGCAGAAACCCTTTTAGGTACTCTTGTCCTACTCGACGGTTCAGAATACAAAATTGGGATGGCTAATGAAAGAACAGGATTTTCAGACTATCTTATGTCTATTTCTGAATTCGCATCAGATCCTCAAATAGTAAAGGATATCCTTGGTGAATAATTATTTGAAGCCATTTGCTGTGATAATGTGCTCATTCACAATTGGATTATCTGGGTGTCAATCTAAAAAACCTGATAATGAATCAGCTAATCACGATTTACCATTGTCGGCATATTTCACTGCTATTGAAAATACATGGACTAATATAGATAAGGTCTGCTATGATTATTCATCAAAGTTATTCCTGATTCATGTTACTTCAGAAGATGCAGACGACAAACCTTGGTGTGGTTGGAATGTAATGAATAAATATGAATTTTATTCATTAGACAATGGAACTTTATTTATAAATAGGCCTGGCGCCAATTGGATTAATACTTATGTTGATACTTCAGATTTGAAATGTTCTGATTCACAATAACTATGATTACAAAAGACCAAGCATTGATTTTAACAGGGTACACAGGAATTTCATGTGTCATGAATTTTGACGACTTTGAAGCTGATGCTGCAAGAAGATTAGGTCGTCCATTATGTGACCATGGATTATCAACTGACCAAGTCATCAAAGAAATAAAAGAACTATATAAATCTGACTTTGAAGCATTGGTATTTGATAGCCAAGATGCGATTATTCTATCTGGATTTACTGGATTTATGTTTGTAGATACAAATGAATTGTTGAAAGACATATCGGCCAGACTCAATAGACAAATATCCGAAACGGAAATGATAGAGTCATTCTCTAAACGAGGATATCGTTATCTTTATAAAACAGATTTTATTTCATTGTTACCAAAAGAAGAAAATTAAATTATGAAACGATATTGGTGTTCGTGGTGGTCTGGATATTATCTTGACGAAGGTTGTTCGATGCCACCATTTCAAATATGGTTGTTACATGAGCGAGCACGAAATTATCCAGATACTACTCGAACTGAAGTTAATATTTATGCTGTAATTGATTCAGATTTAGTAGCTGAAATCGAATCTTCAATTCAGAAATATTTTCCAGATTATTCAGAATTATCTATTGAAGAAAAAGATATTGATTTTCAACCTGATGAATGTTTTATAAATTTTGAAAATAAAACATTACTGAAATAGGATATACTATGTCAACTGAAATGAAAATTATGGGTATTGTTGCCGCATTGTGCCTAATTGCGCTAGTAACATTTTCTGTGATCTATTATCAAAAACAGTCAATCTTCTATGATGCCTGTTTGAATGCTGGCGGCCTGGTAATCGATGCTCCAATCAAGAATGGGGTATCTGTTTGTGCTAAAATTGAAATTTTAAAATTGAAAGTAAACAATGATTGAACAAAGAATAGGTGATCTTCTTGATCAGAAAAGTGGGCACATAGTTCATTGTGTAAATGCCCAGGGAGTAATGGGGGCTGGAATTGCTTTGGCAATTAAGAATAAATATCCTGACTGCTATAAAATTTACAAAGAAGAATATGATAGAGATAATTTGTATCTTGGAAATTGTATTCCTTATTATGTCAATGATAATTTAACAATTTGGAATTTGGTTGGCCAACGTGAAGTTGGTGCTGGTCGTCGAATGGTAAACTACGAAGCAATCGCTAATGGATTAGAATTCCTTGAAGATAAAATTAAGAAAAGTAGTGTGCCAAATATTTTACATTTTCCGTTGATCGGGTGTGGGTTGGCCGGTGGAAAATGGCCAATAATTCATGCAATCATAGATAATACCATCACTTGTAAAAAAGTCCTCTGGACATTGTCGTAATTTCAAAAATCCATTATATACATAATTACACTACTAGTATATAATTGCTTTTACTGTTTTAATTTTTACAATAAATCTATTTAAAAGGAAAATGTTATGACATTGTATCATCGCCAAGGCACATCATTTTATCCATCAGCTGAATCTGCTCTAGATATCAGAAAAGAATTGCCGGTGGGAAATTATGTGGTAGCAAAAAATCCGAATACTGGCCAATTGTATTTTGACTCCATTGATGGATTTAAAATTAGTGGAAAAGTATATGGTGACACAGAACAACATGCAACAAGAATTCTTTCCACATTCAATCATCGTGCTGTTTCCACTGGTGTATTACTATGCGGAGAAAAAGGATCAGGTAAAACCCTATTAGCTAAAATGCTATCAGTAATGGGGCTGAATCTTGGATATCCAACCGTTACTATCAACCAACCCTGGCACGGTGAAGCATTCAATCAATTGATTCAAGGAATCCAACAACCTGCGATTATCTTGTTTGACGAATTTGAAAAAGTATATGATCGCGATGAGCAAGCCAGTATGCTGACTTTGCTGGATGGTGTTTTTCCTACTAAGAAATTGTTTATCTTGACGTGTAATGATAAATGGCGCATTGATGCACATATGCGCAATCGTCCAGGTAGAATTTTTTATATGCTGGAATATAGTGGATTGGAGCAAACTTTTATTCAAGAATATTGTGAAGAAAACTTGAATAATAAAGGATATATTGAAACAATCTGCAGACTTGCGCTTATGTTTGATAAATTCAATTTCGACATCTTGAAAGCTGTTTGCGAAGAATGCAATCGCTATAATGAATCACCACAACAGGCATTGAAATTGCTAAATGCTAAACCACAAGATGAAGGCGAATCTGTTTATGATATTGTGGTATTTAAGAATTTGAAGGAAATTCCCAGAGATGATATTAACGACACATGGTCGGCCAATCCACTTACATCTGATAATTTTACACTTTGGCATGACATTAGTGAAGATGATCAAGTTGGATATGACTTTACTCCTCATGATTTAAAACACGTTGATCCAGTCGCAGCACAATATACATTTATCAACAGAGAAGGTATTAAGGCTGTCTTTACACGTCGAAAAGAAAACAGATACAATTATCTGGATTATGTAAACTAAAGGAAGAATTTATTTAAATAAAAATCATAATGAATTGATAAAATGCATTGACAAAAGTAAAGAATGGCTGACCGCAATCAAGGATAATCATACACTATGAAAATTCAAGCTTATCAATGTCGGTTTAGTGGAGAAATATTCCGTCTAGATGAACGGGAAGAATATATTTCCCATCTAACTTCGATTAGAGAGAAAAAGAAAGCCGATCGGCAACATAGAAATGCCATTCGAGAATGGAATAAATGGCTTACTTCGGAAAAAGAAAATATAAAAGAATTTTCTCAAATAGCACCATGGGTAATAAAGAATTTCAATTTCATAATAAAGAATTATGGGTGTTTGCATCGAAAAAACATTAGTGGGGAGTGTTCTGAATTAAAGTTTCAATGTAAATATAAGTCATTAGCTTCCAATAGTCATTCTGCTCCGCGTGGTAAACCAGAAAATTGGTGCTCTGGAAATAAAAATCTACCTAATGGATATCCGGGCTATACAGGAAGTATTTCTGGAATTGTCCAACTAATAGGAGATCATTCCTGGCTCAGTGATGTTTTTAAATTCTTTGACATTTGTTTAGTCGGTGGATCTGGTCCTAGTAGGTATGGAGAATTTAATTATAACGTGAACGTATATATTGAAGACTGGCCTGGATTGAAAGACGAATTAGTTGTGAAGACATTAAAAGGGGAATGTCAATAATATGAAGCCAAATTGTTATGAATGTCAATACCGAAGAGATATTCCAGGAAATGCACATTCTCAATGTGATCATCCATCCTTTCAAGGTGTTAACGCCATTTTGGGGATTTTAGCAACGATACGAGCAACCCATAGGAGTGGGCCTATCGAATCAATGGATAAGGAGATTATCGTGAAAGGTAATCAACATGGTATTAAGAATGGGTGGTTTATGCACCCATTGAATTTTGATCCGGCGTGGCTTGAAGAATGTAACGGTTTCAAATCTATTGAAAGTATCTCAGTAAGTCCAGCAATCAGCCAAGTTGAATAAGGCCCACTACATGATGACCAAGGTGTATATCGCGGAAGTTATCGGGCATCGTAAATCTTGCAATTAGTCTGGCAGTTAGTAGAGAAAAAGATAGTTAGAAATTGTAGCAAATTTTCAAACTTAGAATGGGAATAAGTGAGCAGTATTTAGCGAGTATTCAGCATCCTTGGAACACGGCAGTGAACCAAATGGCTGGTAACGGTAGCGCACAGGCCTGTGGATACTGCTCACTTATTCCCATTCTAAGCCTTAAACTAATTAATTCAACACAAGGAATATGATACCAATTTATTTATTAGAATCAACTGACATCATTGAACCAACTGATTGGTGTAGGCCTCTTCAATTAATTTCAATGAGTGGCGGAATGAGTGATGGATATTCTTTTAAATCGTGCTATAGCGGAAAACCTGAAAATAATGTTGAATGGGTAAAGGTGTCAAATATACTTGGCCAACGCTGGTTTGGTGAAACTGTCGAAAATTACAATAATGGAGTCGGTGTATCTTATGAATTTGTAAGAGGTAGTATTCCATTATCTCATCAATTAGATATGAGTGATTACAAATGAAGAAACTAGTTGAAATGAAGAGAATTAAAGTTGAAGAAATGTCTATTCACGCATTAAGTTGGCTAGTTGCTGATTTGCTCGATTGGAAACCTAAAATTGATAAATATGGCCCATTATTCAGCAAGGGTTATTATGCGACATCGATAAATTGCCATATGTTCGATATAGCAAAATGGGAAATAGGCGGCCCAATTCTTGAATGGTTGATTAGTCAAGGAATGCTAGTTGAAGCAACGGATAAAATGTATAAAACCCTTCCTAAATTCAAAGCTACTTTGACTAAATGGGAAACTTCTTCCTTCGGTGATACGTTACTCATTGCGGCAATGAAATGTTTTGTAGTTTATAAATGTGGCGAATTTGCCGAAATTCCTACTAAATTGGCATAAATATATAATTACAGGAGACCATCATGAAAATTCATGAATTTATAACAGAAAGCAAACCAAAGATTCGAAAAGTGACCAAAACCAGACCAGATGACAGTGAAGAAATTACATATGAAGTTATAGACAGCGAAAAGAGAACTGTAAAAACTGGTATGAGTAAAGAGGTTGCTTCTAGTTATTTAAAAAATCACTTTAGTGAATTATGCAAGGACTAATCATACCAAATATATTATTTTTTAGTATATAAGCCACTTGACTTAAATCTGTCAGCACTATATAATTTTTACAGTAGTAAAGCAATACACATTTTAAACCACCTATAAAGGAAGAGAAATGGCCTCAGCAATCAGCGAACGCACAGTCAGTCCAAAAGATGCAAAGGTTTTGATCAAACGCTGCATGGAAGTTGGGCGACCAGTTTTTATTTGGGCGCCACCAGGTGTTGGCAAATCGGATTTGATCCAAGAAATTGGCAGGGAGCAAAATCGTAAAGTTATCGATATTCGCTTGCTACTTCTGGAACCAACCGACCTGAAAGGTATCCCCTATTACGATTCGCATGCCAAAAGTATGCGCTGGGCGAAACCAAGCGAATTGCCAGGCAACGAAATCGAATCGCCGGATTTGCAAGATGCAATTTTGTTCCTGGATGAATTGAACGCTGCACCACAAAGCGTCCAGGCTGCTGCATATCAACTGATGTTGAACAAGCGTATCGGCGAATATGTATTACCTGAAAAGGTAAGTATTGTTTGCGCCGGCAACCGTGAAACAGATCGCGGCGTTACATTCCGTATGCCAAGTCCATTGGCAAATCGCTTGATTCACCTCGAGATGACTACGAAGTTTGACGATTGGCAACAATGGGCAATCCAAAACAAGATTCATCCGGACGTTATTGGCTTTTTGAGTCATCACAAGCAACATCTGTTTAATTTTGATCCAAAAACTTCCGATAAGGCATTTGCGACACCGCGCAGTTGGTCTTTCGTTAGCGATTTGATTGCTGACGTCGACGACAGCTTGATTACAACTCTAGTAGCTGGCACTGTCGGCGAAGGTATCGCAATTGAATTTGCGCAGCATTGCAGGATTTCCGCCAAGATGCCAAAGCCGGATGATATTTTGACTGGCCGAGAAACAAAGCTGAATGTCAAGGAAATTTCGGCAATGTTTTCCTTGACTATTGCTATGTGCTATACTCTGAAAGAATGGGTTGACCGCACAAAAGAACCAGACACAAAATTCACAATGGTCGAATGGCATAAATGCGTCGATCATTTCCTGAATTTCATGATGTCAAATTTCCAAACGGAAATGATTGTTCTTGGCGCCAAGACTGCGTTGCGCGAATACAAGTTGCCGATCCAGCATCACATCTTGAAATCATTCAAGAAATTCAACGAACAGTTTGGCGATCTGATCCTGGAAAATTAATTCTGGGCTGGCAGTTGTATTAATTAAAAAGCCCACTCCTTTGTGGGCTTTTTAATGAGGATTCCTACCATATTTATAAAAAACCAATTGACTATTTTATGGTTTACATTTATAATATATGTGTAAGTAACTAATTACCAAAGGATAATATATGGACAAAGTTGTAGAAAAACTCGTTAAAGCTCGTATTTCAATGTTGCTGCATACGCCATTTTTTGGTAATTTGGCTGTACGATTGATATTGAAAGATGCCACTGATAAAATTCCCACTGCCGGCACAGACGGCCGATACTTTTATTACAATCGCGATTTCATCAACAAATTGGACAAACAAGAACTTATATTCTTGTTTGGACACGAAACATTACACTGTGTTTATCAGCATATGTCGCGCCGTGGTTCACGTGATCCACAGATCTGGAATGCGGCCGCCGATTATGTCATCAATTGGGAATTGCATGAGCACAAAATTGGAAAACTTCCAGATCCAAAATCTTCGGGTGTGACTCCTTGCTTTGATCCCAAATATAAAGGAATGTATACCGAACAAGTTTATGATTTGATTGATAAAGATTCAATCAAAATCAAAATTCAAGCAACAGGCAATGGTGGATTTGATGTTCACTTTGACGAAGGCACCGGACTTGAACCTATGTCGGAAGAAGAACGTAAATTGCTCGGCGACGAAATCCGCCAGGCAGTCATGCAGGCCGCCAAAATTACCGATGCAGGTAATGTCCCGGCTGGTGTAAAAAGGTTGATTAGTGACCTTACTGAGCCACAAATGGATTGGCGAGAAATTTTGAATATGCAAATTCAGAGTGCGTTCAAAAATGATTATTCTTTTTCAAAACCGGCACGCAAGAGCTGGTCTTCTGGATGCATTTTACCAGGACAAATGCCGGATATTCGCGTCGAAGTGGATGTAGGAATTGATTGCTCTGGGTCCATGGGCGATGACATGCTGAAAGATTTACTCGGTGAAGTGAAAGGTATCATGGATCAGTTTGCTGACTTTAAACTCAGGATCTGGTGCTTTGATACAAAGGTCTACAACTACGCCGAATTTAATCCTGACAATTTGCATGATATTTTCTCATACGAAATTAAGGGTGGCGGCGGAACAGATTTTATGTGTAATTGGGACTATATGAAGGAAAATGATATTGTTCCGCATAGGTTCCTTATGATGACGGATGGATATGACTCTGGCAATTTTGGCGATCCAGACTACTGTGATACCATATTTCTAATTCATAGTAACCCGTCACGTAACATTGTTGCGCCGTTTGGTGAAACCATTTACTATGAACCACCCGAAAAGAAGCAATAATTTGGGTTTGTTGATAATAAAAATGCCAATGTCTAGTCGAATTGGCATTTTTATTGAAATCAATAGATTCAATGATCGAACTTAACAAGTTTTATTTTTAATTGTAGGCCGTAGTAACAGGCCTATAAATTAAAACGCTAAATTCACACAAAAATCGTAGGAAAATTATACAATTCCTAATATACATATGTAAAGTAAATAACTATACTATACAATGAACGATATCAAAACATTCGTATTACTTAAATACGAAATCCTAACATCGGATAATAACACTTGGCATCTCTGTGACACATATCCGCCCGAAGTCAATTCGAAATGGGCTTGGAGATGTGCTGGTGATGTTGAGCATTTGGCTAAAGGACATAAAGAAGCAGAGGAATGCATTCGAGTAGCAAAGTTATATCAAGACGGCCTGGCTACAAGGGAAGAACTTGATAAGGCGTGGAATGCCGCCTACTACGCCGCCAACGCCGCCTACCACGCTGCCGCCTCCGCCTACTACGCCGCCAACTCCGCCTACTCCGCCGCCTCCTCCTCCGCCTACCACGCCGCCAAC